CGGATACGCCTACCGCTACATGATCGACTATTTCGTGCAAGGCGGAAACCCTTCGTCGATCCTCAAAGCAAACCACGCACTCGGAAACCAGGTTCTCGCGTCAGGCTCGACTCGCGCCGAAGAAATCGTCTCGGAATGGGTTACCGCAAGACAGCAACGCCGGCCCGCCGTCATGGACCCGACGATCTCGCTCGAGATACCGGCCTCGACCGGCGAGCTCGCCGCCACGCTGTCAGTTCTCGATTACTGCTCGGCGGAGGTCGCCCGACTGCTCAACATGCCAGGCTCACTGGTCAACGCGCCGAGCAACGGCTACTCACTCACGTATGCGAACGTCGCGGACGAAATGCGCCGCTGGATCGCCCTATCGCTCAAACCGACATGGATGGCACGATGGGAATCGGCATTTAGAACGTTGACCGGCGACCCGTCGATCTACCTCGACCCGACCGAACTGCTCGAAACGTACGCACTACTCGCCCCGACCAACCTCGCAGGAGTCCAAAGTGTCGCAACTTGACCTATACCAAAGAGCTACGGCAACCGATCTCGTATCGGAAGTATCCGACGACGGACGCACCGTAACAGTCCGTCTCGTACCGTGGGACCGTCCGCAGCTCGTCGCAGACCGCGCCGGTCGCCAACAGTACGTCGAAACGTTCGCTCGAGGTGGCCTGCTCGTCGACCTCGACCGTGTACTCGTCGAGCGTGAGCACGACGGCCCGGTCGTCGGGATCTTGACCGCAACCCAAGACCGCGCCGACGGATTGTATGGCACGATCAGAATGTCACGTTCACAAGTCGGAACGGACACCCTCGCAGATGTCGAAGAACATATTCTGCGTTCCGTGTCGGTCGACTTTCTCGACCTGCCAGTACCCGCAGGAACTCAGCACGTCACACGATCAGCCGCCCATCTCCGCCGGGTCGCGTTCGTCATGGACGCCGCACTCGACGCGCCCGTCGTGTCAGTCCGCTCAATCCCAACCGAAACCCAAACCGAAACAACCGAGGAGAAAACAATGCCAGAAACCGTCACCCCCGAAGTGATCGAGACGCCCGCCGTCGAAGTCACCACGCCGGCCCCCGCCGCCGAGCTCGTCGTCGAGCACCGCTCAGCACCAGCCCGCCCCGCCTCGCATCGCGCGACCGCGATCCCGCAGCGTTACGCGTCGTTCGGACACTTTGCACGCTCCGCAGCACACGGAGAGATCGCAAACACCGACCTCGAGCAGTATCAGCGGGCACTCGCTGACATTCTGACCACAGACTCGACCGGCATGATCCACGAACAATGGATCAACGAAGTGATCGACCTCGGCCGCACCTACACGCCGACCGTGAACGCCTGGCGCTCGCGTCCGCTGCCGACTTCCGGTATGTCGATCTCTCAGCCGGTCGTCACGACCCGCCCGAGCGTCGCAGCACAAGCAACCCAAAAGACCGAGGTTGACTCGACGACCGCCGTTATCGGTTCCGCACAGTGGGATATCGCCACCTATGCAGGCGGCAACGATGTCTCGATTCAGTTGATCCGCCGGGCCGAGCCCGACTATCTGACCGAGTTGATGCGTCTCTACACTCGCGAACTCGCCCAGGCAGTCAACGCCGCCGCCCTCACGTCGCTGAACGCCGCCGCCGCGGTCGGAGTGTCCGGTAACACGGCCCTCGAGTACGTCGACGCTGAAACGTTCGACGAGCTCGTGATCGACGCGTCAGCCGCGTTTCTTTCCGCGACTGCGTTGCGCCGTCCCGCCGATCAAATGGCGATCTCGGTCGACTTGTGGGCCGCTCTCGGCAAAGCCAAAGACGCCGACGGTCGCCCGTTGTACCCGTCCATCAACCCGATGAACACGAACGGCACGATCGACGCCACCGGCACGTCCGGCGCTATCAGCCGCATCGGTTGGTACGTCGAGCCAGATCTCGGTTCAGGGATTAAAGGTGTTATTGGTGTCCGTGAAGCGTTCGTGACCGCTCTCGGCCCGGTCGGCACGATGACCGCCGACGTGCCCGCCAAGCTCGGCCGCGATGTCGCCATGTATCAGGAAGCCGCGTTCGGCGCGTCCGATGCGAGCGGACTCGTTCAGATCGTGAACGTGACACCGTGACCTCGAGGAAAGTACCCAAAGCAAACGCAGCGACCGCCGACGAGAAGCCAGCCTCGCCCGCGGTCGCTGCCCCTACGCCAGCCCCAAAACCTCGCCCAGTGTGGGAAGGTGGACAGACGCGCGCCGAATACCACGCCGCCGTCTGGGCATGGAAAAAGGCTAGTAGGGCTAAGTAATGGCAGTCACAGCCGCCGACGTTGCAGCATGGGGACGTTTCAGCGTCCCCACAGGGGTCGAGTTGACCTTGCTCGACCGTGTCATTCTTGCTGCAACGTCGCGGCTCGGACGTGACTACTACATCGACGACCCGACGACCGAGGATCAAGACATGGCGATCATCCTCGTTTCTGTCAGATTGTGGGCACGCCGGAACAGTCCCGAGGGACGAGACGCGTTCGGAGGCGACTTCGCTGTATCCATCTCGCCCGACGACGCCGACGCTGTCAGCCTACTGATGCCACGAAGCGGGCTCGCCTAGTGGCCTCGATTCAGGCAATACGAACCGAGATCGCCGGGCTACTCGACGGCCTCGGCGCGCAAACATACGACTATCTGCCCGGCTCCGCTCAACTGCCGGCCCTCGTCGTCGGACTACCCGACACCCTCGACCCGTACGTCTCGAACTCGTACTGGCTCGTCGACCTCCCGGTCTACGTCGTGACACGATCCGCAGAACCGCTATCGGGCGAAACGTCACTGCTCGACCTTGTCGTGACAGTCGTCGCGACGCTCAAAGACAACCGGACCGGCGTGTCGTACTCGTCGCTCAGAGTTGTAGATATCACCAACCTCGACCCCATCGAAATCGGGACCGTAGACGCACACTCCGCCCAGGTGAACGTGTCCGTAATGGTCCCGACCCCGACAATCTGACCAAACCAAAACGAAAGAAGGCAACATCATGGCATTCGCACCGCTAATTCTGACCGGCAACCTCGAGATCGACGGAGTCGATGTCTCGGACCAGGTGACCGCGTTCAAGTTCTCAGCTGCTCGAGCACAGATCGAGATTCCGCAAACCTACGGCACCCGTATGTCGTTCGCTGCCGGGAATGACAGCTACGAAATCGAGATCGAGTATCTGTCAGACAATGACGCGACCGCGCTCTCGCAAATCTTCTGGACTGCAATCGCTGACGCCGACGGCACCGTGACGTGTTCTGGCACGTTCCGCACTGGCGCAGTGTCAGCCACAAACCCGCAATGGAACGCGACCGCAGTCGTTACCGGCGTCGGTATCGGTGGCGAAGTGAACACGGTCGGCGTCGACTCCCAAACGTTCCCGCTCACTGACCGCCCGACGCAGGCCACTTCCTAATGAACGTCGAGGTGCTCGTCGACGGTGTCGTTCACGCGATCGCCCCGACCGCTGGTGATCTTGTACGCCTCGAAAGGGAATACAAGATCACCGCCGGGTCGATGGACGAAACGACCACGTCAGTCGAGCACGTCTTGTTTCTAGCGTGGGCCGGACTGCGTCGCACTGGTGTCGTCGACCGTGAACTCTCGTTCGACGACTTCCTCGACCTCGCAGACGTTCCCGAAGCAGGTCAAACGCTGGACCCTCCCCCTCCGCTACCGCCGAGCTAATTGCAGCGGTAGCGGTACGGACCGGGATCTCGCCCCAAGCCCTACTCGACCTCGATCTCGCAATGTGGTCGCTCATCGTGTCCCGAGTGAAGAAAGAGAGCAAGTGATGCCCCAGCCAGCGGTACGGGTCGAGAACCTCGGAAAAGTGATCCGTCAGATGAAAGCGATCGAACCGGAACTCGTCGACGAGCTCAAAAGCGCGAACCGTGAGATCGCTGACAGAGTGACCTCGACCGCGAAAGGTCTGGCACCCCGCAAAAAAGGGAAGCTCTCGGACTCGGAGAGGCCAGGCGCGACGGCCCGCACCGGCCTCGTCCGAGCAGGCTCGAAACGTGTCCCTTACGCCGCCGTGCAACACTTTGGGTGGGCCGCCCGCAATATCAAACCGAAACCGTTTCTGTATGACGCGCTCGACAAACGCCGCGACGAGGTCGAGGCCGCGTATCTTGCAGCGATCACCAAGATCACCGGAAGGATCGACTAATGGCTAAAGGCCCAACGATCGAGGTCAAGTTCACAGGCGACACAAAGGGACTGTCAAACGC